CTTGCTGAGTTCCAGCAAGCCTTGCGCCGCTTCGCCCGCGCTGAAGGAGGTGTCCGCGCCTAACTGCAAAGCGAGGGCCTGCATCTCCTTCATTTGGTCGCCGGTTGCGCCAGAGATCACCTGCATCTGGTTCATGGCCTGCTCGAAGTCGCCGGCGGATTTGAGCGCCGTGGCGGCGACGCCGAGCAAGGGCGCGCTGACGCCGAGCGACAACGTCTTGCCCACATCCGCCATCTGGGACGCCAAGCCCTTGACGTTGTTCTCGGCTGACTCCGTGCCGATTTGAATTTCGCCGTATGCGCTGCCTAAGCTGATCGGCATATCTACCACACTCCTGATTCAGGAATCTTCATTTTCTTGGACACCAACCCCGCCAGCGACCGATACTCCTGACTTGCGCCGCCCGGCGTCGGATCGGCCAACAGATTCTCTAGCCGGTAGATCGGCTTGCCTTGCTTGTCATGCTCGGCTAACTTGTTTTCCACATACCGCCCCAACTGGAAAGCGCACAGGTCAATCTGGTACGCTTCCCAGGATTCGGACGGCAGCGCGAGCAGGCTACTTGGTCTTTGTCCGTACGCCGTTGCGAGCGAATGCAGGTTCCACAGGTTGCGCTTCTTTGCGACGAAAGGAGGCTAGCTTGTTGCTACCCTCCATTGCCCAATTGTAGATGGCCATCTTGTCTTGCGTCGGCAGCTCGTCCGCCATCACCCCTTGCGGCGCTTTGATACAAGCAAGGGCGACGATGTCGATCATCTCCTTGTACGCCGCCAATTGTTCCATATTCATGGCCGGCGTGGCCTTGCCCTGCATCTGTGCCTCTAAGATAGGCTGCAATGTCTGCGGGATGCGTCCTTGCGTGACCAGGTCCAGAATATGCACTTTTTGTAAGACAACGGTCAAGCCGCTTGGTAGTTCGCCTTCCTCGCCTTGTGCCCGTTGCGCTCGCCATTCGTCTATATTCATACATGCCTTTCGTGAAACAGAGTGATTGTTAACGACCTAGCCCCTCAGACCGATTACGAACTCGGAAGTGAGGCGCTAGTCTCGTTTTGCACGATGTCGAAGATCGCCCCAGCCCCTGGGTCTACCGCAACCCCTGAGCATTTCAACATAAAGAACTCGCCGTCCTTGAAGTCGCCCTCGGGCGCCGAAAGCAGCTTACATTTGTTGACCTTGACGTGAATGTCGTCAGTGGCGTTGTCGCCGACGCTCTTGCCGTAAATCTTGAAATACGGGAAGTTGTCGCCCGCGTTGGCGCTTAGCGTTGTCGTGCGGTTGGGTGTTGTGCCCGCCGTGACCACGCTGCGCCCGGTCATCAACGCATAGGCTTCGAGGCTAATGCCGCCTGCCTCGATGCTCCATTCCGCCGCGTCGGTGATCGCCACGACGGACACCGTCGCATCGTCGCCGCGCAACTCACCGGAGGTCACGCGCTCCTTAAACGAGAGCGTCAACCCATACGGCAAATCGACCTGCGCGGAACCGTCGATTTTTGTCAGTTTTAAATCCCTCAAACCGAATGGTTTGTCGCCGTAACCTGCCATGATATATTACTACCTTTCTGCAACCATAGTTGCAAATACACGAGTGTTCCGTATTGTATTACCAACTCGCCTGTGCTATAATAGGGGTGCTGAGGGCGCATCTGCATTGACGGGATGCTAACAGTTTGATATGCTTCAACCAGCCTCCTGTTGCTACCGGTGCGCCCTCAGCAAGTGCATCCCATAGCCAACAGGAGGTTACTTTATGCCAGCCAAAAATCGAGTCGAGGTGCCATGCACACAGTGCGGTAAGCACGTCGAAAGAACACAGTCGCAAATTAGAAATGCCAAACATACTTTTTGTAGCCAAGTGTGCAAGTGCGCTTGGCTGAAGGCGCACCCAAGAAATAGGGTTGTAACACAATGTAATTCCTGTGGTAAACCCATAGAGCGCACTGCCTACTACATCAAAAAACTCGCTCACCATTTTTGCAATAGACAATGCCATGCCAGGTGGCTTGAAACCCAAACCGGAAACCTTTCCGCCCATTACAATAGCGTCACCGTGCAATGCGAAATGTGCAGCAAGGATGTTCAAAAGCCGCCGAATAGAATCAGACGAAACAAGCACACTTTTTGCAGTCAAGTGTGTAAATTTCAGTACAAATCCAAGCATTACACCGGCCCCAATAGTGCCAACTGGAATGGCGGTGCCGCAAATGATTACGGGCCAAACTGGGTAAGCCAAAGCCGAAAGGCGCGAGAACGGGATGCCGGCCATTGTCAGCTTTGTGGAAAATCTCAGGAAGATAATAAAAGAGCGCTTGATGTTCACCATATCGTCCCGTTCAAAAAGTTCAACTATATCTACGGTCAAAACGATAACTATCTCCAAGCCAACGAACTGAGCAACCTTGTATCCCTGTGTATGGTATGCCATCATGAGGTGGAAGCTGGCCGCTTGCCGATCCCCAATCGTTAAAGCGCCACAGCCGTCTCGTCCTGAACAATCTCGTATACTCCAAAAGTGAGATCGGGCACACCCACGCCAGCGCAACTTGTTACCCAAAACTGACCATTCCTCAACGTGCCTTCTATACTTGAGAGTTTTGCTTTGAATATTTTGATTCTTACATCGTCCGTGCCAGCGTCCCCCACGGCCCGGCCATAAATGCGCACGTAGGGGAAGTCAATGCCGGTATTGCCGTCGAGCGTCACCGTGCGGTTGGGCGCGCTGCCGGCGGTTGCCGCGCTGCGCCCGGTCAGTTTGGCGTAGACGGCCAGGTCTAGCGCCCCTGCTTCCAACTCCCAGTCTAGTCCGATGCAGAAGGACCGTGACGCCACCAAGATCCCTTCAGCGACGAACTCCTCTTTCTGCACCCGCTCGGTAAAGTGCAGCATCAGCGCCACGGGCAAGGCGATAGCGCCCGTGCCATCCTGGCTGGTAATCTTTAGCTCGCGCAACCCAAAGGGCGCCTGACCGAAACTAAGGGCCATGATTTACCATCCCAAAACAGTTACAGTATTGCGAATAATTAGCCCCAATTGATCGTCAATCCCAAACCGTTTAAAACTTGCATCTAAACTCGGTGTCAATGCATCGCTGTTTCTGGTTGATGCGGCTTTCCAATCCGCCACCATTTCAATGATTTGTAACATATCCATGCCAGCAATCCCTGACTGAAAATGCTCAGGGTGATGATCGTTTGCTTCGTAGTGGTGCTTGATGATGATTTTAAATGGCTCGAATGCTGCCCTATATTCATCTGTTCCGTATTTCAATCCGCGCACGGCGTCAGACAAACCGGCGTAACCGTCCAACTCAGGTGGAAGTAATTTACTGCGGTCGTGTACCAATAATCGACTTTGCAAGTCATCAATTATTTGTTGCAGATACAATTGAACTTTTTGAATGTGGTCAATTGTGTCCAGTAATTGCGCTTCTCTACTTGTCATCATTTCCTCTGTATTACCGCATAAAATCGACTCGTGATCAGCGCTGCGCCATCCAGCGCACTGTCCTCTAACCCCAACAAATCGTTACTGTGAAAGATTTCATAACACCCAGTACCATCGGTTGGGACAAGAATCTGGCGATGCAGCAACGCGTAGATGCGCTTGCGCGCCGCCTCAATCGACCCATAGCCAAAGCGCTGGTAGAGATAGAGCACGAAGTACAGCCGTCCGCTGTCGCGGTTCGGTCCCCAGGGTGTTGCCGTCTCCGGCTGGAGGAGCGCACACGGGAGGATCTCTTTGTTGCCGTCGAACGCCGCTGGCGTGTTCTGGCGCGAAATCTCGTGTACATCGTAGCCTAACCAGACGCCGCCGGTCAGCGTGGCCAGCAACTCGCTATCGCCGTGCAGATGGTTGTATATCGCTGTAATCATGAGCAGGCAGTAGGAAGTAGGAATCAGGAATTAGGCAGCCGTAGCATCTGCGTATCACGGCGCAACGATCTTTCCGATTCTTTCTTCTTGTTGCCTTTCCCCCTTATCCGAAGATTTCGTCCAACATCGATTGGAGTTCAGGTAAGTGACTTTCGATGGTTCTGAGCAGGATCGCATTTTTCCCACCATGTGACAGTTCCAGGTAGACACCGTAATTTATCAACGCCCCATGACTCAGATAAATGGTCACCACATGCCGGGCAAAATCTGCCTCTGCCGTGCCAAACAACCCGCTTCTGGCGTTACCCGTGCGGTCGGTCCAGGGCGCATTGTTGCGGGCGTCGTTTTGCATCAGGTCGGCAGAGCGTTGGGCCACAGCCACGAGCGCCGTTAGCACCTTATCCCCATACTGCTCAATGGCTTGCGCCAGCTTGGCCGGCGGACGAACCCACTTGATCCCTGTGCGTGTGCTGGGCATCACGCCACCGCCTTTGCTTCGGCCACAACCATCACGCGCCGGTTGGGGCGCACGAATTCCACCTGATACACCAACCCGCCTACCGTAAACCGATCCTCTGGTTGGACATCGAACGTCGTGTCACCCAGCACAATCACCGGCGCGGTGCTAGCCTGCGCGGCGGCCCCATCCTGCACGTTGCCGCGCCCACTGCGCGCAATGCGCACGGCCTGCGCCGGCAGCGTCGTGTTGCCCCGCCGAATGGCGATGCTCACGGCGTTGTCGTCGCGGATCTCCACCAAGTCCACACGCATCGCAGCCCAGTCGTGCGCAGTCATCAGCGGCATTAGGCATAGCTCCCCGCGGCATACCGCGCCGTAGACCCTGCCCGATTGTTCAGGCGCTTGATTTCATCCGCGTAGCGGGTCAAGAAGCCATCCGCCTGATCACGCAACTTCGTGCCTTGGTTCGACTTGTCCACCATCTCGTCGCCAATCTGGTACTTCCAGCCCTTGCCCGCCGCCGGCGTCGCCTGCTCCATGAGCGCCAAATGTTGGGCGTACAACAAGGCAATGCGCGCCGTGTTCTGGGTTAGGCGCAAATAGACATCGTTGGTCAGCACATAGCCAGCCGCATAGCGATAGTCCCGGCTGGCGGTGTAGGCCGGCGTTGGATAGAAGGTGACCTGGTTGCCCTGGATGGCGTACTCTTCGCTGTAGTCCGCCGAGAGCGGGATCAGGCCATTGTTGCCTACAATGACGCCGCTGCTGCCTGCCAAACAAGGCAGGTCGATCATGAACAGAAAGTCGTCCGGCAGGGCATAGCTGGCCGTGCCTTTGCTGATGCTGAGTGTTGCTCGACAAATCAACGGCACATCCTCGCCCAGCTTGTTGACGGCGTCTCTGACCAACTGCTCGTAGTCCGCTGGTACGCCGTTGCTCTCCGGTACAGCCTTTTGCAGCCTGAACGCCAAATCGGCCAGGCTGATGCCTGTCGTTGGCGTTGGGGTTGGCGTGCCGGTTCCGCTGCCGTTACTCATTGACAATCTCCGTGTCTGGATTGCGAAAAATATAACCAGGGCGTCGCCTGAATACATAGTACGTACCAGGGTCCAGGCGGGGCAGCGCACCATAGACATCGCGTGCGATCCCCAGCGCATCGGTGTGACCTGACCAGACAATCTGTGTCCCCCCGCCGTCAGCAGCGAACCAGACCGCCACACTGGGAATCGGCAAACCATTGGCGCTGCTCGTCACGGTGTAGGTGAATTCTACGCCAGTCAGGCGGCCAAAGCGGGTCAAGGTGCGCTCGGCATACGTCCAGAATTGTTCAAGGGTAAAGCCGCCCCCGCCGCCGGTCATGGTCACATGTTCGTACTTTTCCGTGCTAGCGTTGTAGGCCAACACCTTGCCATCGTCGTCAGGGTTAATCGGTGCAACCACATCGTCAGCACTAGCGATTAATACATCCACATGAATTCCGCTCGGCATCTCTACTTCTCCACCATAACAAGCCTTAACGTTCGCTCATCCGTGCGCCCGCCCGCCGTCACAATGCGATTCGTGACGGCATACGTAATGCCCACCGCGCCGCCACTGAGCCACACCGTGGTCAGCACGCTGGTGAAATCATCATCCTCGACCGTCAACCCCTCTTCGGCGGTCCAAGTCGACGCGCTGATGGTATCCCCGGCCAGCCACTCAGCCCAGTTGAACTGGTAGTCCAAGACGGCGGCCGGGTCTTTCTCGGCCACGAATGGCATGGCCATACTTACGCCATCCCCTGAACGACAGCAGAGCTTCCCACCCCTTGGCTTTGAATGGCTTGCAAGAGCGCGGCCTTCTGCGCTTCATCCAGGTTGGCAACGGTTTTCGCCGCGGCCGCTGCCGTCACCTTGGCGCTCAGCACGTCGTGCGCCTGTTGCTGCTGCGCCTTGAGCGCTTCTCGTTGCGCGCTCAAAGCCTGGATGGCTTTCTCCAGTTCCTCAATGGTCATTGTTTCGTAATTCATGTTATTCCTTCCCCGGCGGATCGCGCCGGATAATTGCTGGTGCGCCTACAACTGCTTGCGACCCCATGTCGCCCATCCTGTTATGGCGGATGTAGCGCCGGAGGTCGCTGTTCCACGCCGCTTCTTTGCGCGCCTCTTGTTGGATGGCCTTATTGCCGGTCAAGCCAAAAGGCACGCCTAAGCGTGCCAACAGGGCTTGATCAAAGACAATCGCTTCGGCCTTGGCCTGTTCTTCCGCCAGCAGCGCTTTCGTGCGGATGGCCTGCGCCACGGCAAGCGCCGCATCCCACGGCAGATCCAAGATGGCCTTGCCGTTGCTGATGACAACCACGCGCTGCCCCTCTTGGCGGATCTGGAGCGTGCTGATTTGGCCGGTGACGATGGTTTGGGTCATGGTTGCCTTTGAACAAAACCTACATTTCAATGATACTCTTAAGCCAGGCCAGAAAAATCTTTCGATCTGCCTTAGACATTTTGAGTACAATGTCTT